TGCGTCAGGCGGTGCAGCTTCCTGCGCATCTGGTCGTAGGCCTTCGAGCTGACTTTGAGCTTGAAGACATCAGCCATATCCTTGACCTTCATCTCATAGGGGCTGGCATCCAGAAGGTTGATGATGTCCTGCGCGCTTGGTGACTTGCTCATGGTGTCCTCTCTCATGGTGTGGTGTGTGACTTGATGACGTTGAGACCGCCGCTATGCTCGAGCCAGTCAAGGCACTTCTGCCGCTGGCCTGGGCTCATCTTGTCGAGTGTGGCGCGGTTGCTGTCCACTGCGCACGTGTTGAACTGCTCCACTGTGAGGCCTGCTTCCTCCAGCTCCTGAGCAATGCGGGCAGCAGCTGCCTGAGTGCTGGGCAGTGCGCGCCTGGTGGCCTGCTGTTTGGCTGCTGCGTTCCCGTCATCATCATCCTGCACCAAGCAAGCCACGGCAGCCAGGCTGTATCGGCGCAGGTAGCTGATGCAGCTCCCAAGCGCGTGACTGTCTCCCTTCTTGCCAATGGGCACAGATGCCACAGACCGAGACCACTGCCCTGAGCTGTGCCCAAGGATGGTAGTCAAGCTCACAATGCCGTCAGCATAGTGTGGGTGCTGCTGGATGCTCAGGCCATGGACCGCAAACACAGGCCGCACTGCCTCAATGACGCTGGTGAGGGTGGCGTATCTGCTCCGGTAGTGGGGGTTCTTGCCGTCCTTGTCTGCTCGCCCAAGGTGGCGCTGCGCATCTGCAAGCGCTTTGTGTAGCTCGTTGACTTGTTCAGATTGTTCATACATTGTTGGATGTCCTCTCGGTGTGGGCCTTCTGCTCAAAGCCCGTTCGGGTCAGGCTGGCGATGTGGATGAGTCCAGTGTCTGAGCCTGTGCAGTCACTGTCTCGGTAGTAGAAGTTGATGCCGCGTGACCGGTAGCGAGCAAAGCCCGCCTGGGTCAGGGCTGATGATAGGCTGAGCCCAAAGCGCTGGGCGGACAGATTTAGGTCGATAGCCTGGGCAAACTCAGACACGGTGAACCGGTTGCGCTGGGTTCCCTTGTTGTGGTTGTAGGCGCAGGCGGCGCACTGACTGAACCAGTCAGCATACTGGAACACCCCGTTAGCCCTGCGCTGCAGTGCGCTCTCTTCAGCAGTGAGCCACCACTCGGCCCCCTCACTGTATGCGGCGTATGCTTCAGCCAGCAGCTGCGCCCGGTACTTGCGCAGCCAAGCAAGGCCTGCAGACTCACCACTGCACTGCACAACCCAGTACCGCCTGCTGCCTGTCCGGTCTCTGAGCACCGACTCCACCTCGTTGGTGGTCATCGTGATGACGGTGTGCCGGCGGAACGTGCGCATCTTCCGACCGTAGGGAGGCCTGAACCGGTCCACTGCGCTGGTAATGAAGGCCTTGCGTGTCTCCTGGTCTGCTGTGCTGCTGCCGCTCATCTCCGCGTCTTCATAGATGAGAGCGCTGTATAGCTGTATATAGCTGTCCTTATCCTTGATGTTAAATCGAGTGTCACTGAACAGCTCAGCTTGACCGGGCCAGTCTGCCCACTCTCTCCACACGCTCGACTTGCCCCAGCCCTGTGGAGCAGTGAGCACCATGCAGGTGTGGAGCTGGCAGCCGGGCGAGAAGAGACGCGCCATGAGTCCCACAGCCCACTTGCGGGCATAGGTGCGGTAAATGGGCAGGTCTTCAGTCTGGCAGACCTCCATGAGCCAGCGGTCAATCCGCGGGCAGCCATCCCACTCCTGCGCCAGCACATAATCCTGTACTGGGTTCCGGCTGTGCTGCTTGCACACGTACTCCACAGCGGAGAACAGTAGCTCTTTACCGAGCCTCCAGGTCCACTGGTATGCACCCTCCATGTGGCACACTGTCCGCATCCACATGCCATCATCTATCGGGTCATGCCCGTCCATCTCGCGTTCTCGGAAGCTGTCAAACCACAGATTAAAGGCACTGTCATGGGTGAGCATGGCCTGCAGGTTGCTGACTGTGTTCTTGACCTTGCCAGGTGTGCCGTCCTTCTTAGGTGGCGAGCGCTCCAAGTCGACCAGGCCCGGTGTGGAGCTGGGGCGGTAGCTGTTCCAGTACGTCACAGCCTGAGGGGCTGAGTAGTAGCGCGCCCTTCCGTCTGCTTCCCTGTGAAAGAAGCCACTGCCCACACTTGTCCCACCAAAAGGGCAGATGACGCGCAGGCGCTCACCAGGGCTGAGGGCATCAGCCAGCTGCTGCCATGAGCGACCGTCTGCCATGCGCTGTGACCGGAAGTCTACGTCAATGCTCTTGGCTTGCCGGGGTCGCTTCCTGCTCGGTACAGGGCTGGCCTTTGTCTGTGCCTTGTCGTTGTCTGTGAGCTGCGCCTGCCTCTGCCACTGGTTGCGCAGTCGCCCAATGATGTCACCAGTCAGCAGGGTGTCACTGGCAGCGATTACCTCCACCTTTTGCAGCCTCCAGTCACACTTGGTGTTCATGCTGCCTGGTGCACGAGCAAGCCGCGCCCCTACGTCATGGGTCCGGTCGTAGGCCTTGTGGTAAGTCGTTAAGGGTGGGTGGAAGGTCTGCGCCTGCTCCGCTGCCTGACGGTTGCACTCATCCACAACAGCAGCGTGCAAGGCCTGCAGGGCTGCCTTCTCCTGCCTCATGGGCTCAGCTACCGCATAGTGAAAGTGGAAGCCCCAACCGCTGCAGATGGTGAGGGTGGGCGGTGCAGCCATGACAGCTTCGAGGATGCCACCAATGTCCTGCAGGAGCAGGTCAAGGAAGGCCTGCCTCTGGTCTTCTGGCATCTGGTATAAATGCTTCTTTCGGTCTGCTGCCTTGTCGGGCAGCACCTGGCCCCGTGCAAGTCGGGCAGCGTCCACCAGTCCGAGCAGGTCAAGGTCAAAAAACAGGGAGGTCACACCCCTGCAGTTCTCGACTGAGCGGCCCCTGCCCTTGTTGTCCACTGCCCCACGATGGAAATACCCGGTGCTGATATAGTCGCCACCCTTCAGGCTTTGCTCTACGTAGCAGCAGCCCTCTGGAGGTGTGGGCCACACTGCTCTCACGCGGGTGTCTGGGTGTTGTGCGTTCATGCTGTCTGTCCTCTCAGAAGGGTGCTGGGGGCCACCGCCAACCGTGTCGATTTGTGAATGATGTGAATGGCAGCCCCCAGCGGAATCATTGCCGGACCATAGATAGCAGAAGGTCTCTGAACGGCAGCGGAGTATTGAGCCTGTCTGCCCGGCTCATCATTCCAATAGGTTTGATGCCCTTCTGCCTTGCCTGTCTGCGCTGCTCTGAAGACTGAAAACCAGCGTCCATTCGCTGCATGTTTTCGCAGTCTCGCCAATCAAGAGCAGGAAATACAGGGAGCACTGCATACAACCAAGTAAGCTTCCTCCCTTTGTGCCCGTATCGGCCCTGGGTAACTGCGCAGGCTCGGCCCCCATATCGATCTATTTCGTTTGACCATCCCCAGCCCAAACGTGGGGCGCGCGGTAGACCAAACCAAGACCAGGCGTGGCTTGCTTCTGGGTGCTCGATGACTCCCCCCCAAGTGCGGACAGCATACAGGGCAGCTGCGAAGCAGCCCCCGTCATCCCCGAGCTTCTGCCTTGGGTGCTTTGGGTTTGGTCCGCCGCTCCAATACCTGCCCCACCTCTTGCAGGGCGGGTGGGCCACTACTGGATGAGGCCCAGCATACTGCCGCGCATCCCTTGCTTGGTCCCAAGGGTCTACCCCTTCGAGATTGCAGTAAACCCCCCCAGTCTCTACAAAGAGCGCCGAGACCATCAGTCGGCCCCTGCCATGCGCTGCAGCTGCTGGCGCTCAATGCGTGCCTGCAGGTCTGTGGCCACCATGGGGCTGACCACCTGTGACAGATACTCGGGTACTGTGAGGCCTGCGAGGGCAGCAGCTGCTCTGAGGTCACGCGTCAGGCGCATGGTGAGGCGGGGGCGGAAGTTGCTCAGGTCTTCAGACATCTGCGCCTTCCCCCTTCTCCAGCTGAACGGCAACGTGTGCCACCTCACCACAGGTGTATTGCACCACCTGGTGGGTGCGCTCCAGTCGGGCATACAAAGCCGCAGGGCTCAGGTCACGCATCTCAACCATGAGCTTGGCGTGGTACTGCTCGAGCTTCTGGAGCTGGTGCACCATCTCCTCCGCGTGTGTACGTCCGTGTTCACAGTAGTGGTTCATGTCCATGGGTAGCTCCTACAGGCTCATCACGAGGAAGAGAAGAGAGAAAATGAGGATGGCGCTTGCTGCGTCTTCAAAGGTGTTCATGCCGCCCAGCCTTTGACGAGCCTGAGCGCGTCGTACCGGGCACTGAGCGGGTTCCCATAGATTTTGTCAAATGCAAAACCGTCAGGTGTGCGCCGCTCGGCGCATCGGTCAAACAGTCGGTAAGACCCGTCGCCAAGCTCATCGATCATGGCGTGTGTTGTTCCGCGTGGGCCGGTAGCCGTCGCAACTATTTCAGGGTGTAGGATTGTGTTGACGTTGCGGAAGTTCCGCCAGGCTTTGAGGCTCATCGTTGCTCCTTGGTACTTACGGTACACAGTGTACCACATGTACCAAAGGTACCACCCAAGAGAAATGTCATAGTTCAGTCACAGGCTATAGCCCTTGACGCGTCCAGTCCCCCCCTCTCTACCATCCCCTACTCATCGGTGATATGGTAGGTGGGGGGGGTGTTAGTAGAAAAGCTACTTACAAAAAATACAGGGTATAGACTTGCAAGTACGTTTTGGCCTATACCCCCCTCAATCCTTCAGAACATACTGATAGCGGCTATCGTAGAGAGGGGGGGGATTGACACGTCAACCAGACCACAAACGACAGAGGTGACATGTGAATTACCAAACTATGACACAGGAACAGCTGCTTGGGGCTGTGGCTAGGCTCGCACCGGAGGCCATCAGCTGCATTGAGCAGACCCTCCAGGGAACCAACAGCCCGAACAAAGCCCAGATGGATACGGCCTGGCGTGTGCTGGAGTGGAGCAAGGAGGCAGCAGCAGTCAGGGCAGAAGCAGCAGCGGACACCCCAGCAGTGGAGGAGCTGCGCAACGTGCTGCAGCTCGTGGACAAGTGGTGAGGCTGTAGGACACTGTGGGACAAGTGTGGGACAGTGCTACTGTGTCCGTGAGAGGACACCATGAGCGTATACATACCGCCGAGCATTCCCACCGAGCTGCACCCCAAGGTCAGCGGCCTGGTGGGTGACCCTGCTGCCTTCTGCCGTCTGCATCAAGTACAGGACAAGGAAAGCAAACGCGCCATACCCTTTGAGCCCCTGCCTATGCAGGTTAAAATCTTCAATGCGGTCAAGCGCGGGCATAAGCGCATTCTGGTCATCAAGGCCCGCCAGGTAGCCGCAACCACGGCCTGCAAAATGGTCCTGCATCAGCAGTGGATGGCCACCCCAACCGCTGCGCTGTTCGCCCTGGTGTCACTACGGGCAGAGTCAGCCACGGCACTGCTGGACGATAACCGCCGCTGGATGTACCACCCCCCATCCATCTTACAGCGCAAGCTGGACACCAGGGCCAGGGGTGAGCTGCGCCTGGCTGACACTGGGGCCACACTCAAAGCGTTCACCAGCCGAAGCGGTACAGGCCTGCGCAGCTTCTCCCCCAAGGCTGTGCTGCTGTCAGAGTTTGCCTTCGCACTTGACCAGGAGGAGCTGCTCGCTCAGGCCCTGTCTGCTGTGGGTGATGGCCTGCTGATGATTGAGTCCACCGCCAATAATCCAGGGGACCGGTTTAGTGAGCTGATAGCCGGCGCACCAGAGAACGGCTGGCACTTGCTCTCGCACTGGTGGTGGGAGGAGCCACGCTACACAGACCCGGTTGACGCTGACTTTGAGCGGACAGAGGAAGAGGTTGAGCTTGCCCAGGCCTACAGCCTGGCAGACGGGCAGTTGTCATGGCGCAGGCGCTACATGGCAACACTCGGGCCGTACAAGTTTCGCCGTGAGTACCCGGCCAACTTGGATGACTGCTTCCTTGGCAGAGAGGGCGGGTACTACGGTGAGGAAGTCCTGCAGGACATCCACGTCATAGAACATGAGCTGCATGGCAGCAGGCATGGGCGAGAGATTGAGGCACCCCACCCTCATGACCGCTATGTCATGGGCGTCGACATAGGCGGCGGGGTGGGTGGCGACTACTCCGCGCTATGCGTCATCTCCGTCAGCACCATGCAGCCGGTCTATACCGAGCGCAACAACAAGGTCACCCCAGCAGCCTGGGCGCACCGAGCCATCCAGGTGGGCACCAGGTACAACCAGGCGCTCATGCTGGCTGAGTCAAATAACCACGGACACGCGTTCCTTCTGGAAGTCACCCACTGCGGCTATCGTCACCAGTGGCGAAACCCACAGGGCAGGCCATGGGTGACCACACTGCAGAGCAAGCTGGAAGCGTTTGACACCCTCAGGGAGTCCCTGCAGGTCGTCAAGGTTATGGACCGCGTGTCTTGGATGGAGCTGCGCAGCTTGACCATCCCACCGGGTAAGGTAGCGCCAGAGGCTCCAAGGGGCGCATATGATGACAGCGCCATAGCTATGGCGTTAGCATTTAGGTGCCTGAGAGATATTCCCTCATCATGGCGCACACATGCGATACAATCGGGCCGAACCAGGATCGATGACCTCATCCAATCCAGCCGGGCCAGGCGTATCCGGTCCTCCGGCCTGCCCTTCTGAGAGAGTCCCACATGCTGACCCCTGAGCAGTGCCAGTCCATCTGTGAGCAGCATGACCTGTATTGGGACGGTCGCCGTGATGAGATGAGGGAGCTGCGTAACCTCTACATGACGCAGTTCTTTCAGCACAACCAGCCTGTGCTTGATGGCATCCTGCGCACCGAGGTGCCCAAGGCATACTCCGTGGTTGAGTCGTACCTGGGCAGCTTGTACGCCAAGAACCCAGCGGTCGAAGTGCAGCCAGACATCAGGGGCAGAGGCAACGCTGAGGTGGCTGAGGCCTGCGCCAATCAGTACCTGCTCACCATCCGTGAGCAGCTGGAGGACGCCACCCGCCTGGCTCTCATCTATCCCTCAGGCTTCTGCAAGCTGGCACCAGTCATGGGGGCTGACCCCCTGAAGCGTGTGAGCTGTGCAGCACTGCCCCCTTGGGAAGTCATCGTAGACGCCACAGCCACCAGCTGGGACCAGCAGCGGTATGTG